AATGGATGGGATACAAAGGTCGAAAAGAAGCAGACAAACAAGAACACTTTTCAAGGTTACTTGAAAGCCTAAAAATTTCATATGACGAAATTGATTACAAACACCCACTAGCGATCGAGTATCCAGGTGTTCAAAAAGAGTCAAAACAGCTTATGCTTTCAAATAACCTTGAAAAAAAGAAATGGATTTGTATGGATCCTCGAGCCTTTAAAAAAGTCGTCATGAGACTCAACACTGAAAACGTCGATGTTGTAAGAGACTACTATCTTAATCTCGAGGAAGCCATGTTTGCCTACGGAGAGTACACGATGAATTTTCTGGTTGATCGTAGAGATTTAGAATTATCTGGAATGGTGGCTCAACTGTCCATAAAAGATACCGAACTGGAGCAAGAGAAACAACGAGCAGAAAAAGCAGAAAAGGAAGCTGAAGACCACAAACAATATTCTCTGATATTGAAAGAGTTGACTTTTAATAATCAAAAGAGACCATTAAATGAAGCAATTTATATTTCAACTTCAATGGCTTACGCTAACCAAAATCGATATAAGGTTGGAGGAGTCGAAGGGATGGATAAACTTAAACCTAGATTTTCAGGTTACAATGGTCGCTCTTCAATTGACGATTTGTGGTACTATTCAGACATATTTCGAGTGGCCAATTTTAGGGAGTGTGAGAAGCGTATAAATGATGTTTTAGGAAGATTCAGAGAACGCAAAAGCAAAGAGATATACGTGTTGCACTACAAGGATCTTAGAAGGTACGTGGAGTGGATAACTCAACATTATGAAGATGAAATTGAAAAGTTCAACGAAGAGTTGGATATGCTTATATCCAACCTAAATCGACACAATTTGAGACCATTTGTTCCACCTCCATACCAAGGCACATCCGCAACTATAACTCGTATTGTCGATGGTATACCAATCAATACAACTATCGATGACTCTGCTGAAGAACAATTCAAGCATAAAATTAAAGTGTATCTCGACACCTTAGATTCAACCCCAAAAACAATTAAACGAACAGATTTATTTTCCAAGGTTGATTTCAACTTTAACAAGATTGAAGCGTGGCGGTGGTTAAAAGAGATCATACCCCAACACCTGAAATAAAGCTAAAACTACAGGTAAATCCAAACAAAATAAAATATAATGGTCAAATTAACCATAAAAATAAATGTTTCTACCTGAAAAAGCAGAAAATTGATTGGCAACAACGGAGTAAATAAATAAGTAAGAATAAACCATGTATAAGTGTAGCAGTGTTGATGGTAAAATGAACCCAAACGCACGCAAGTGTATCGATAACTATGTTATGCAATCCAAATTTAGGCAAATGTACCCTGATAAAGCCAAGGCTATTCAAGGTATGACTGTTCCAAGTTCTTGTTGCGACTCCATTGAAAGTATGATGGCGTTTGCGGATGAGAAGATTCAAAATCAAAAGTTCAAATTGGGGCAAGAAAAAAAATTCAGAGAAAGTATGGGTGCACCAGCCAAGTTTGATAAATATGGCAAATATAAATATCAATAGTTCAAATCAACCATAATTAATATATTTTATTTATTTATAATTAATATATTTTATTTATTTTTTATGCCTGAAAGGCATAAAAGAAAAACGTACCATAATTTGAAGAATGTAAGAGTTATGGCTAGAAAACCATAAATATTTATCTACTTAATCCAAGGGTTAGCGAGAAAGAGTTAATAAATGACAGAATTACAACCTATGGAAGTTGAAGTGGTCAATGGCCGCAGACAAACGCGTCTCAAGAAAATGGAAGTTGAGGTGACAATTGACCATTTTTATGTTTTTGATAATGTAGCTGTTTTCCCAGTTAAATCAGCCATTGATCACTTTCCAAAATTTCAACAAAAAATATATAGTTCAGGGTATGATATAAGTCATAATCACAGAATTATATTTGCAGCCGTCACATCCGAACACTTGATAACTTCAACCATATTTGATAATCTTCAATTGTTTGGTTGCGCAATCTTTAATTTACAAACTAGAGCAGTTGATTATTTTAAGGTTGAAAACGAGTCTATGGCAGTTAAAACAAGACTATTGGATGTTATAACCAATAACATCCGCGGTGATATTTTTATGGATATGGTCACCAAGAATCCAAATTTTGATGTTGATGCAACATACTTTGTTAAATATGGTTTTATTGAACCAAAATTAATAAATAATATTATACGTCTCAGATATGTGCCGAGACCATCCACTAAATTGACTCTTATGCAGATAAGGTCGGCTGTAGCCAGCTTGAAGTCTTCAAATGTTTTGAGCTTGGATATGTTTATACCAAAGGTGGTGGCAGTCACGCTATCAAAATGTATCAAAGAAATTAACGAAGCGTCTGGTAATCTTTCAATTGTAAAATATATTCTTACAGGTACCGCTGTAATGGGTCTCAATTCCGACAATATAAAAAGTGGAGATGAAGGTTCGGTTGGCCTTCCAGAAAAATATTCTCCATTTGTGTTCCATACTCACCCTGATCACATTACTCGAGAATTTAAGGCATTCATAAGTTGGCCAAGTGGTCAAGATATGATGGTAGTTGCACTCAGCTTCCTCCAATTTCGGGATCAATTGGTACATTTTGTTCCCAGCCCTGAAGGACTATGGTCAATACATGTTACACCTGAATTTCAAAAACTATTGGTCGCTTTGAGATCAAACAATTCTTTCCCATGCGCTCAAACTATACTCGACGCCATCCACAAGGTCTTCACACAGTTTGAAACACCCAGATCGGCGGTTCAAACTGAGGCTATTGATAGATATAATATTGGTGGTCAATATCTAGCAGCAACAAAAAATTATAAGCTATCCAATTTATTTGCCGATGTTCCACAACTCAACCAGGATTGCAAAACTGAAGTATCTGTGGATACACAGCTATTTAACGTAAGTTTGATCAAATGGAAACGCTTTTCTGAAACAGCTGACGAAGGTGTCTTTTTAACCTTTGATTACATTTCTGATATTGCTGGAGGACTATCACCATTCAAGTGGTCAAATTTAAACTCAATATGACCATGTTTGACTACTTTTGGCAAGTGGTCGTTGGAAATGTTACTGGAGTACCCTGGTATAAAAAATTGAAATTTATTATGGTAAATAACACTATAATAAAATATTTACTATGACTACTAAAATTGGTTATATCTATGCTATCGAAAACAATTTCGATAGTTCGACTTATATTGGTCTAACGACGAAGACTATTAAAGAACGTTTTGCTCAACTGTTACCCAAGAAGAACTAATGGAAGAAATGAAGGTCATCAATGACCTGAAATATAAAGTTTAAAAATAATGGTTGATTTTTAGCCCTTTTATACCTTTCAGGTATAAAAGGTACTTGTGTGCTCATCAAAAGCATAAAAAATTTATTTCTTTCGGTAAACCTCTTCAAGGCACTCAATCATACCAAGAGTATCTTTCCTCAAACTATTGGTTGTATCCCCCATAAAATTTTCTTCAACATATTATACTGTGTTATCTTCTTTGTAAGTCGACTGACTCGCACACATTCACACCGTACACATTTTACTCATATAATAAATGGCTAATAAGTGTGCTACATGGCATTCACAACCTCTTGTGAATCCACTCACAAACAGGAAGATAAAAAAAAATGGACCAAAGTATAAAGAGTTGGAGAACGAGTGTGGTCCACCACCTTCAAGATCAAGAAGGTCTCCATCACCTTCAAGAAGATCAAATACATCTAGAAGGTCTCCATCACCTTCAAGAAGATCAAATACATCTAGAAGGTCAACAAGTCCACAACGACCAAGAGAATTGTATTGTGGTAACAATGCTCGAGATGAAGGATTAAGAAATGGGTCTAAAGTATTAGGTACAAGGTACCAGTGTTTAAAAAAAGGCATTGGAAGAGGTCTAAATGAACCTATTTTCAGTTATAGCGATGAATACGAACCAATCGAACAAGTAAAAGTGTTTTGTGGTAATGGCACAATTCTACCACGAGACAAAGATAGATTTGGTACTCGAGACGAATGTCTTAGAAAAGGTTTCGGTGTAGGACAAAAACAAAAATATACTCGAGATGGTGGAATTCAGCGAGGACCTGTCGTCTCAGAAGATAGAGGTTGGTACAAGGTCTATTTACCATCTGCTTTAGGGCCAGTTGCTTTGGGTGGTGTTGGTAGACGATAAATTTTTTTATTATAACGGTATAATAAAAAGGAAATGAAATGTCTCTTATAAATATTTTTGATTTCATAAAGAACCATGATTTGGCTTTTGATGTCAC